TTGGGTCCAAGGCAACATGGTCGTCATATTCGCCGCGCCAGAAATCCTGCTCGCCGGCAATCGCCACACCGTCCTCGGTCTGTACCTCGGCGCGGAAGGCCCGCGGATTGTGCGGATGCGGTCGCACGGCGCTCAGCGTCAGAAACATGCCGTTGATCAGGCCAAGATCGTGGCGATTGCGCAGGCAGATGATCTTTTCGCCCATACCCGTGGGGTAGTCGGCGGCAAACCCGGCGGCCTGCTTCATGGCCATGTTGATGCGCCGGCGGGTCGCATTCTTGCCGCAGATCACCTGCCCGCCGTTGAGAAGCTGCCCCGGCATCACGTCGCGTTGCGACATCTTCCAGACATTGTCATCGTAGGCACCAAACGGAATGGGCTCGCCCCGCCGCGCCATGGTGGCCAGACGCAGGATCGGGCTGTCCGCCGCCTGACGGTGGATTTCTGTCAGCATGACGTCAGGCTCCGCATCGGTGAAAAAACTCTCCTCGCCAACCGGCGGCAATTGCCCGGGATCGCCCAGCACCAGGATCGGCTTGCCAAAGGCCAGAAGGTCCTCAGCCATTGGCTTGCCCACCATCGACACCTCGTCGAGCACCAGGAGATCGGCATCGCGCAGGTCGGATTGCGGGTTCAGCACGAATTGCGGCTCATGGATGTGGTCCAGCCGGAGCTTCAGCTGCGCAATCTGCGCCTGGGCAAAGCCGCGCTCGGCCACGCCCATGCGGGACAGATCCCGCTCGAGCGCCGCCAACTCCTCTGTCACGCGGGCGATTTCCTCAGGCGAAGCTTCAGAATGACGGTAGATCAGACTGTGGATTGTCTGTGCCGGCGTGCCTTTGCGCGTCATCACGTGGACCGCCTTGCCCGTGAAGGCGGCAAAGAGCACACCACCCAGACCGCCCGGCGTCATGGGCTCGAGACCAAGCGCCTCGATCGCCAAGGCGGTGATGGTGCTCTTTCCCACCCCTGCATACCCAAAGACCCGGAAGACCTGCTGTTCGTGTGTGCGGTGGCGATACCAGTCGCGGATGGCGGCAACGGCGCGCGTTTGTGCCGTCGTGAGGGAGACGCTCATGCCCTGTCCTCCCAGCAACGTTTGGCAAACGGGCAAAAGCGGCAGAGGTAGAAATCGGCATGGGCCGCGATGCGGGGCAGAAGATCGCCCGCATCTGCTGCGCGCAGCACGTCCACGGCCTTGTCCGACAGCGCCTGTGCAGCGGCCGCGTCGAAAGGCACGTGCTCGTGGTAAAGCTCGCAGGTGTCCTTGTTGAGCGCGGTGAACAGCGCGGCCTCCAACTCCATGTAGGCCATGTAAATCTGCATCTGTGCGAAATAGACCGGCTTCGAGGCCCGCACGCCCTTCTTGGCGGTGTCGTTCCAGCTCGAGGCCTTCAGCGCCTTGTGTTCCCAGAGAACCGGCCAGGTGAGCCCGATATGTGGGCCTTGTACGATGAGGCCATCGACATGGCCGCGGATGCGCCCACCAGCGGTCTCGAAGCCGAACTGGCCCCCTGAGCGCGTCTGGGTGCGCAGGTCGAACCCCGCTGCGCGCAACCAGCGGATTGCGAGATCCTCAAAGACATGACCCGCCTCGAAGATGCGCAATGTCTGCCCGGCAAATTCCTTGCCGGGATCAACCGGGGTCTTGGTGAATTCATAGGCCAGCCGGCGCGCACAGGGCTCACCGATGCGGCTGGCGCCGAGATAGTCTCGGGGTCGTTGGGCATCGCGTTCCGCAACAAGCGCGCGATCGATCACAGTGTTGATCCGGGCTCCAAGTGGCGCGGGGTCACTGGCCGCGCGCCCATAGACGCAGCCAGAAGTGTGGTTCAGGTCGAGCATGTCGGTCTCCAATCAAAAGGGGATATCGCCGGCATCCGACTGGCGGCGCATGGAGGCTTGGAAACCGTCCACACAGGCCTCAATCAGACAGTCGATGTCCTCGGCTGACCGATCGAAGAAGGCCTGCATCAGCCCCATCTCGGTTAGCGCCTCAGCCAGATTGCGGCGCGCCTCAACGATCGCGCGGGTTTCCATGTCGGTCTTGTCGATCATTCCAAAATTCCTCTGGGCGATGGCGCTGCCCGCCATGAGGCAGGCCATCGAACAAAATCGGTGATACGGGTGGCGGTCCCATCGCAGCTGGTAGCAATAGCCGAAGCCCCGGGCTTGCCGGCCGCAGAGCGCGCAGGGCACGCGGCGGGCGAGGTCGGCGCGGCTCACCCCATGAGCAGGTCGTCCAGCTTTTCCCGTTCCGCTGGATCGGGGCTTTGCGTCCGACGCTGAGAGGCCAGCACGATGAACCGGCTGATGGCGTTTGAGGCCATGCATTCGAGATCCTTTCGCGTGAGGGTGGCGATGGGGCGGTCGAGCCGCCCCCGCGCTTCCAGCCAGCGCCCCATGGCAAGGGCTGCTTGCGTGGTGACATGCGCCTGCCAGTCATCCGGGCTCATGGGTTCAACCAGGCAGGGCCACCTGCGGACACGGCACCACCTGATTGGTCAGCATTGGGCTCTGCTGACGAATGGGACGCCCCCTGCCCCGACCATGCTGGCGTTGCGGGCGTGGTGCCGGGTTGCGATTGCCCCCAAGCCGGTGCTGCCGAAACAAATGCCGGTGCTGCCGGGCGGGAACGCTGTGACGGCTGCGCCGGCACCACCTCCCCTGCCATGACCTTCTGCCATTCCGGTACTGTGGGCAGAACCACGTGGTCGAGCTTGTTGGCATCCTTGTAGGCCGGGTTCCGGTTCGGCTCGATCTGGATTTTGCCGACAAAGGTAATGCCGTCGAGATCGGCGAGCCCGCGCAGCATGCGCTTGGCCTTGGCCTCTTCGCTCATGTCGTCAGGGTTCAGCCCAAGCGCGCTGTCGATCATCGCGCGGAAGACGGATTTGGAAATCCTCCAGCCGATGGACTGGCCCTGCTCGTCGAGCTTGCCACCCTGCACGGTAAAGTTCTGCCAGAACTTGCGCCGCGCAAATGGACCCTCAGTCACAGTGAATTCGGCATCCACCATCAGCACATCGCTGCCTGGTTGGTTCGACGCCTTCAGTAAACCCCGGTCATGCTCATTGGTCCCGTCCGTGCCACCCTTGCGGATGGACATGGTCAGTTTTGCAAAGGTGCCGTCGGGGATCAGGTCGCCGGATTGCTGCGGGGCGACGTCATTCATGTCGAAGGTCATGCGATTATCCTTTCGCGGTTTGGTTGATCTTGGAGAGCAGTGCGCCCAGATCGGGCGGCTCGGTCATGTCGAGACGGCCGGAGCGATCCTTCGCTGGAAGGCCCCAAGGATTGCCTGCGCGGCAGACAAGGCGGCGGACTGCGCCCTTGTCAGGGTCATGGCGCCAGGTGATGGTGCCATCGGGGCCGGTTTCTTCGCTGAAAAGGCCGAGCGTCATCACCTGATCGACAATGCCGGGTAATTCGCGAGCGACCTTTCCGCCTTCCATCTGCGGCTGCCAGACGGTGCGGTTCATCTCGTCGGTGAGCCTTTCCAAAATGCCGACGAAGATCACGGTTTTGCCGGGCGCATGCTGCAGGTGCTTCAGCAGACCGATCACCTCACGCGCCAGCAGGCCGTAGGCGCCGCGGGTGTCGGGCTTGCCCGTCCTCTCGGACAATGCCTCCGGTCGCGTCTTGGCCCAGGCCATGGCCTGGCGGGTCAGGTCCGTAATGCTGTCCACAAACACGATGCTCTTGGCATCAAGCCGTGCTGCCAATTCAGGATGTTGCCCGCGCAAATGCGCGTAATGGGCCTCTGAGAAATGCTCATCGGGCTGTGCGGCGGGGTTGGCGCCGCCGATCAGGCAGGCAATATCCACGGCATCGGCAAAGCGCCGAACTGGCAGGCTATCCCCACGCCAGTGCTGCACGGATTTGAGACCCGCTTCAAAGTCAACGCAGACCGTTTTGTCTTCGGCCATGGTGGTCAGCAAGGTTGTCTTGCCAGCACCGCTGGGACCGAAGACAGCAAGTGTGGTTTTGCCTTGCGCCTCCGCAAGGCGTTCATCGGCAGAAAGAATGCGAAGGCTCATGACAGCACCTCACTACTCGCAGGGGCCAATCCATTCTGGTTCAGGATGGCATCGCGAGGGCCCGCGACAGCAGCGCTCGGATTTTGGTAGCTGTGCAGGTCAAGACCTGCTGAGGAAGTGATGTTGGGCTTTTCGACACCAACACGCTTCGGCGCAGCAAAACTCGGTTCAAAGTTGCAGTCGGCAACCTTGAAATCCCAGCCAACAAAATGTGCCAAGATTTTTGTACCGGCCAACATGCCGGCCGCGCGGTCAATCAGGCCGGGAAGATTGTCACCAGCAAGGGGAATTGGAACGAGCGCAGTCATTGTCCGCCCTCCTCGCGCTCCAGCTTCACCTTGAGCGCACCGGTCTTCACGGTGCGCGCGGGCTCGAACCCCTTGCGCCAAGCCTCCGGCAGCGCGGTGTATTTGCGCTCCGAGACGGTCAGCTTGGTGTCGATGAATTCGGCTGGGTCGTCGCCGCTGTCGGAGATGCTCCGGGCAATCTGCGCCAGCTTGGCCTGGTCCCACTCGATGCGCTTGGGCAGATCGGCCACGACGGTGTAATCGCCATCAGCGACCGTTCGCTACACTTGCCGCGCAAACAAAGCGGTACTGCGGCTCCAACTCACAGGAGGTCTGCATGACCCCACATGAACCCATCCTGGCACGTCTGGCCGCCTTGAAGGCCATGTCTGTCAAAGAATTGAAGGCCGAGTGGCAAACGCTGTTCGATACTCCGGCGCCAAACAACAGCCGGACCTTCCTCGAAAATCGTCTCGCTTACCGCATCCAGGAACTGACCTACGGCGGCCCAGACAAGCAGACGCGACGGTTGCTTGATCTGCTGGCCGATGAGGTCGAGGGAACGCTGACGCGGAAGGCGCGGATTGCGGATCCCCGTAATCCGGTCGTGGGCACCAAGCTCATCCGCGAGTGGGACGGTGTCGCCCACACGGTGACCGTCCTGAAGGACGGTTTCGAATGCGACGGCAAACGCTACAAGTCGTTGTCCGCGGTGGCACGTTCCATCACCGGCACCCGCTGGAATGGCTATCGCTTCTTCGGTCTTCGCGAACGGAAACGAGGTGAGGCATGACGAATATGTCCGCAAAACCCGCCCGCCGTCTGCGCTGCGCGATCTATACCCGGAAATCCAGCGAGGAAGGCCTCGATCAGGAGTTCAACAGTCTGCATGCCCAACGCGAGGCCTGCGAAGCCTATATCGCAAGCCAGAAATCCGAAGGCTGGGCGCTGGTGCGCGAGCAATACGACGATGGCGGCATCTCGGGGGGCACCCTCGAGCGCCCTGCCCTGCAACAACTGCTTGCCGATATTGAGGACGGCTTGGTCGACGTGGTCGTCGTTTACAAAATCGACCGCCTCTCGCGCTCGCTGATGGACT